GCTTCTGCTCTTGGAATGGCTGGTGTTCTAGATTACACACCTGCTCTTAACGGCAACAATGCTCTTACTGGTGTTGATGATACTGCAAGCACACTTGTTGGTACTCTTAACGGACGCATCAAGGTTTATGTTGACCCATATTCTGCTAACGTAAGTGACAAGCACTTCTACGTTGCTGGATACAAAGGTACTTCACCTTATGATGCTGGATTATTCTATTGCCCATATGTACCTCTACAGCAGGTCAGAGCAATTAATCCAGACACCTTCCAACCAAAAATTGGCTTCAAGACTCGTTACGGCATGGTTTCAAACCCATTCTCACAGGGACTTACCCAAGGATCTGGTGCTCTTACAGCTAACAGCAACAAGTACTACAGACGTGTACAAGTTGCAAACCTCATGTAATTCGTATTACATACAACTTAAAGAGACCCCAGAGGGGTCTCTTTTTTTATACTAAATTAAATATGAAAGGTTATACTAAAGAAGATATCAAACGTATTCTCGGATCATCATGGCCTACTATGCCTGAAAATTATGAGACTGGTAATCAGATGAGAAAGAGAAAGGGTAGAGAGATGAGGGAAGGGAAGAGACCCTACCCTACATACCCATCAAAGGAGTCGAGGATAGCAGATACTTCGGGTAAGTTTGATGAGAATGGACAATACATATACCCACCAGATTCAGGTTTTAGATATACAGAATGGTTGAGAGATCATCCTGACTCAACAGAAGCTGGTACATATGGAAGTAAGGTATCATAGTAGGCATTTATTTTTGTAAAAGTATCAGGGAACACAAACATAACTTGCATAAATAATATCAGTCAGGGAAACCTACACACAAGAGGAACAACCAAGATGCACTGAAACTTCTCTACATCATGAGTTAAGTTAAAAAGGAGAACAAGTATGCATAATATCGTTTCGCAAAATAATATGGCATCATGGAGTCATAGTTACAGCGACTACGCTGTCAGTCAAGACGACCAAAAATTAGATGACTATTATGAATGTCTAATCGAATGCGAGACTGATCAACCTAGTTGTAAACGAATCTGTAAAGAGATTCTCATTTAAGGAATAACAAAAGAAACAAAGGACTCTTCGGAGTCCTTTTTTATTGGGTGCCTAAATATTAATGGAACAAGAATAGTCTAATGGCAAACTGGTACGAAGACCAATTAACAAATAGAAACTTTCTTTCTCCAATAGGATTTTTATTCATTTTGGATAAAGCACGAAAGGTTTCTTTCTTGTGTCAAAAAGCAGAAATTCCTACTGTAGAATTAGGGCAAGTTGAGATTCCAACTAGGGGTATGGTTCCTATTCCAGTTGAAGGAAACATGCGTTATAGTGAATTTTCTATGGAGTTTATTGTTGATGAAGATTTAAGAAATTATATGCAGATCCATAACTGGATGCGAGCATTGGGAACTCCTCAAGAGTTTAAAGAAAGGAGAGTATGGTTAAACAAATATGCGGATAGTCCTTCAGAAGATCCTAGATTTTCAGATGCTACACTACAAGTATTAAACAACAATAACATTGCAAATTTTGATGTTGTATTTAAGGATATGTTTCCTGTAAGTTTATCATCATTACCATTTGATGTTACTGGTGGTGATAATGATTACTTTACTTCAACAGCAACATTTAGATATACACTTTACGAAATTAGAAATAAAAACTCACAAACAAGAAGATAATCTATGCTCTTTCCTACATTATGTGTTGATAATTTTTTCAACAGTCCTGATAAAGCATTGCAGTTTGCAAAAGAATGTCCTATGGAAAGGACAAATACTAGACCAGGAACTAGAAGTCCTTGTTTGTCTACGGTAAATTTTAATTTTTATAATTATGTAAATACAAAATTACTTAGAATTTTTTATCCGAAAAAGAATTTTCTTTATAATGCAAGCACACACTTTCAATCAACCTTTCCTGATGACAATACACTAGATGGTTGGGTTCATCAAGATGATGACATCATGCTTACTGGTATTATATACTTGAATCATTGTAATGTAGGAACATCTATTTTTACAAGGAAAGAAGAATTTTATATTCCTCAACATGCAGGTGATTTAAAGCATGATTATTTTAGTCGTTACGAATCTGTTGATAGACCTGAAAGAGAGGAGATAGAAAAAATTAGAGAGGATATAAACTCACAGTATGAAGAATCTGTTATAATAAAAGGAAAGTATAATAGGATGATGTGTTTTGATGGTAACTCCTATCACACATTACAGAAAGGTAATTGTAATGAAGAAAGATTAATCTTAATTACTTTTATCAAAGACTTTAGACTAGACGGAGAAAAAACTGTATTCCCAGTATCAGAAATGAATTCATTATGAACTTAGAAAACTTACAAGAAATGTGGAGATCTGATTCTAAACTAGATGAAGAGTTGCATGACAATGATTCTCTAGCAATTCCACAACTTCATATGAAATACATGGAGTTTCACAATAAGTATTCTCTTATGAAAAAAGAAAGAGACATTGAGATGAAACGTCTTATCAAAGAAAAATGGTTGTATTACAAAGGAAAGGCACCATCTTCTGTGTATAAAGATATGCCTTTTGATCTCAAACTCACTACTAAAGAAGAGATATCGATGTTTATTGAGGCAGATGAAGATGTTGGAAAACTAAAGTATAAGATTGAATACATAGACCAAGTGCTCTTCTTTTTAGATGGTGTTTTACGTATGATTAATAATCGTACTTATCATATCAAAAACGCTATTGAGTGGAAGAGGTTTCAGAGTGGTTTTTAGTAATGAATTATGGACTTTTTTTCAAGGAAGTATCCTTCAACGCTCAGTCAATTAACACAGTAAGACAAGCACTATCACACAATTTAAAATTCACTAAAGGTGAATTGCATAGTAGTCAGAGATCAACTAGAAGTTCAGAAGTTGCATGGGTAAGAGATCCAAATCTCTTGTCTATGCTTTTGCGTATGTCTAGACAAGTTAATAGAAACGCTCATTGGAATTTAAAAATTGATGGTATAGAACCAGTACAATTTGGTATCTATGGTGAGGGTGATTTTTATGACTGGCATGTGGATCAACATCCAAAACCTGTCAGGGGAACTATAAGAAAGATTAGCATGTCTCTCTTCTTAAATGATGACTACGAAGGAGGCGAGTTTGATTTGGAGATATATAGACCAGATGCGGATCCAAGGTATAAAACTTTTAAGTTAAAACCTTGGTCTGCTATTTTTTTCCAAGGTGATCAATGGCATAGAGTCCGTCCTATCACCTCTGGACTTCGTAAATCAATTGTGGCATGGTTTTATGGACCTCCTTATTCGTAAGAAGAATGAAGTATATTTGAAGGTCGAAGCAGAACCTCATCTACACAAAGAAGCAGCAGAATTTTTTACCTTTGATATCCCCTCTGCAAAGTATATGCAAAAGACGAGGAGATACAAAGGTTGGGATGGTAAAGTACGGTTATACTCACCTGCTACTGGAGAGATCTATTGCGGTTTAGTAGATTATCTAACTGACTGGGCAAAGGACCGAGGTTATCAGTTTCAGTATTTGGAATCTGAATACTTTGGACATCCAAAGGAAGTGAATCAACTGGTGACTCCTCAATCGGTAGCGGCATTTGTAAAGGCGTTACGACTTCCCGTAAAGGTACGGGATTATCAATATTCAGCAATATACGAGTGCCTACGATACAACAGACGACTCCTATTGTCCCCAACTGCCAGCGGGAAATCCTTGATGATATATTCATTGGTTAGGTTTCATGTAAATGTTAAACGGAATGTACTTATTATAGTACCAACGACTTCTCTTGTCGAACAAATGTACAAAGACTTTACAGAGTATGGTTGGAATACTGAGTACCACTGCTATAAAATCTATGCTGGTGTAGAAAAATATACAGACCATGATGTAGTTATATCAACTTGGCAATCCTTATATAAAGAACCAAGAAAATTTTTTGATAGGTTTGACGTTGTGATTGGTGATGAAGCACATTTGTTTAAGGCAAAATCACTAACCAGATTGATGTCCAAGTTGCATAGTTGCAAGTATCGTATTGGATTTACTGGCACACTAGATGGTTCGGATACTAATCAGTTGGTATTAGAAGGTGTGTTTGGTAGATGTTCAAAGGTAACTAAGACATTTGACTTAATGAAGAAAGGGCATGTTGCTAAACTCAAAGTCAAAATTATTTTATTGAAGCATGAAGAACAAATATTTGAGGGGTATCAAGATGAGATGGGTTACCTTGTAGAACATGAAGGTAGAAATAAATTTCTCCGCAATCTTGCGTGTGATCTTAAAGGAAACACCTTGGTTTTATTCAACTACGTAGAACGTCACGGACTACCTCTTTACAAAATGATAAATAGTTACACCAGTAGACCAGTATATCTGGTACATGGTGGAGTTGATGTTGATGACCGAGAGGATATTAGGTTGCTAACTGAGAGATCAGATAACGCAATCATTGTTGCTTCCTATGGAACTTTTTCTACAGGCATTAATATTAAGAACTTACATAACGTTATTTTTGCCTCTCCTTCTAAGTCCAGAGTGAGGAACCTTCAGTCTATAGGTCGTGTTCTAAGGAAGGGAGAAAATAAATCACAAGCAACATTATATGACATTGCGGATGATATCTCTACCGACCGTGGGAATAATTATACACTAAATCATTTGGTTGAGAGAGTTAAAATCTACAATGAAGAAAACTTTAATTATGAAATCATAGATGTAAAAGTAAAATCTTATGATTAATTACGCAAAACACGAAGAAGAATTTTACGGAGTTTTTAAACTTGTCAGTGGAGAAGAAGTGCTAGGTAAAGCAGTTCTTACGGAAGACAGTGGTGAGTCTATGTGTTTTATTCAAAATCCTGTTTGTACACACGTAGTTAATAATAAAGATGACAAAGGTCGCACCGTCCGAGGGGTGGGTTTTGTTAAGTGGATGCAGTTTTCTGATGAAGATTTTTATATTATAAGAGAGAAAGATATTCTATCAGTCTCATCGATGAGTAAAGAAGTTTCGTTTATGTATGAAGCGTTTATATTAGATAATACTAGAGGCGAGAAGAGAAAAGATAATTCAAAAATTAATCCAGAACCCCAGATGGGTTACCTAGGAAAAATTGACGAGGCAAGAAATTTATTTGAGAAGATTTATAAGTTATAGATATCTCCTGAACCCTTACACGGTTAGTGTACATCAAATTGACAAACGTGTCAAGCCCTGATATAATGTACTTAACGCAAGTTACCATATGAAAACCCCCCGAAAGCAAAAACAACACTATGTTGATAATCAAGAGTTTCTTGCTGCTATCATCAAGTACAAGCAACGAGTATATAATGCTGCTGTAAAAGAAATTCCAGGTCTTGTTGACATGGATGATGATGAGCAGTTTAATACTCTAAAGAGTTGGAAGAGTAAAAGTAAACCTAGAGTAGGAAATTATATTGGGAGTTGTTTTCTAAAGATTGCAACACACCTATCATATAGACCAAACTTCATTAATTATATGTACAAAGATGATATGGTCTGTGATGGTATAGAAAATTGTATACAGTATATTGATAATTTTAATCCAGCAAAGTCTAAGAACCCATTTGCATATTTCACACAGATTGTATACTATGCATTCCTAAGACGTATTGCTAAAGAAAAACGTCAGTTAGATATTAAAGATAAAATTTTAGAAAAATCAGGTTATGATCATGTGTTTACAGTTGACGGTGACACAGATTCAGGATATAATCAAATTAAATCACGTGTTGAAATGAATTCAAAAAGATAATTATGTTTCCCGCTGTTATCTATGATGACTTCTTTGAAAATCCAGATCTTGTAGTTGATCTAGCAAACTCACTAGAGTTTGAAATGGGGGATGGTGCTTGGCCAGGAACAAGAACTAAAGAACTTGGTGAGATCAAAGGAGCAAGATCATTTGCAGACTCTGTTACGGACAAAGTTCTTAGGATGTTTTATCCTGACAAGCAATATCATTATTTTGCTAAAAGAGTATTTCAAAAAATCAAAGGGTTTCATGAAGATCAGTTTCATATAAAAAATCGTGGGTGGATTCATAAAGATAGTGGTCGTGCTATAGGCGGAATTATATACTTGGATAAAGAACCTGAAGAAGAAACTGGAACTTCTTTGTATAGGAATAAGCAACTAGTATTTCCACATACTCATGAAGAAGATTCTCTGAAGAGAAGATGGTATACTGGACAAGATGTATCTGATGAAGAGTATCACAAGTTATTTTATTCAAACCCTACTCACTTTGAAGAAACAGTAAAAGTAAAGAATGTGTATAATAGACTATTCATGTTCAATGGAAATCAATATCATGGTGTTCAAACTTATGGATCTCCTGATCGTGATAGATTGACTCTAGCATTTTTTGTTACTTTCGTGAACCATTACACTCACACTTTCCCAACACTTAGAGAATGAAAATCCTATTAATAACAGATCAACACTTTGGTGTTCGTAATGACAACCAACATTTTATTGATCATTACAGAAAGTTTTATAGTGAGGTTGTGATCCCTTTTGTGGATGCAAACAAAATTGATACTATTATCAATCTAGGTGATACGTTTGATAAACGTCGATCTATTAATTTCATGTCGTTAGATGCGGCAAAGGAGATGTGGTTTGATCCACTCAGAGAAAGAGATGTAAAAATGCATACTCTTATAGGTAACCATGACATCTATTACAAGAACACTTTAAGAGTTAATGCTCCAACTGAGTTGCTTGGAGAATACGAAAACATTATTGTTTACGATGAACCTACTACAGTTGTTTTTGATGGTCTGCCTATACTTCTTTTACCTTGGATATGTGATGAGAACTATGAAGAATCTCTGAGAGTTGTTACCCAAAGTTCTGCTGATGTCTGTATGGGTCATCTAGAACTTAATGGTTTTGAAGCACATCCTGGTCATGTAATGAATAATGGTATGGACGTTAAACACTTTTCTAATTTTAAAAAAGTGTTCAGTGGGCACTATCATATGAAATCTACTAAGAAAAATGTTACATATCTTGGGAACCCCTACCAACTATATTGGAATGATTACGGCACTAAAAGAGGCTTTCATGTCTTTAACACAGAATCTTTACGAACTACTTTCTATAGAAATCCCTTTGACACTTTTCATAAGTTGTATTATAATGGTAGAGTTGTACTTCCGTCTGAGGACGAAGTTAAAGGCACGTTCGTCAAACTTATCGTAGAGGACAAAGGCGACTACTCAAAATTTGACTATGTTGTTAGTCAACTTCAGGACATGGGTCTTGGTGATTTAAAGATCATTGAAGATCTAAGTGTAGAAGTAGAAAATAGTTCGGGTTTACTAGAAACCGAAGATACGATGACTCTCCTTGATAACTACATAGATGGAATAGATCTTAAAGTTAACAAGTCTAACATTAAGAATGTTATGAGATCTTTGTACATGGAAGCAGCAGAAATCTAATGTTCGTTTTAACAGACACAAAAACAGGCGGCATCTATGCTATAAAAAATATAGACCGCAAGAAAACAGTGACTGTATTCGAAGATCGTGATGATGCTGAGAGATATGTTCTACTCTTAAATGCTGATGACTACGAAGATGACTTAGAAATTATTGAGTGTGATCCTACTGTCATTGCTATAAACTGCAATACGTATGGATATACTTATTCCATTATTGAAAAAGACGACCTCATTATTCCACCGTAATGATTACATTTGAAAGTATTCGCTGGAAAAACTTCTTATCTACAGGAGACCAGTGGACTGAGATTGATTTTTGTGAATCACCCTCAACATTAATCGTAGGTTCTAATGGTGCTGGTAAGAGTACAATGCTTGATGCTTTGTGCTTTGCATTGTTTAACAAACCATTTAGAAAGATTAATCGTGGACAATTAGTAAACAGTATTAACGAAAAAGGATTAAAAGTTGAAGTATGTTTTTCTATCGGAAAAGATGAATATAGAGTTTTCAGAGGTGCTAAACCAAATATCTTTGAGGTTTACAAGAACAATAAGATGGTTGACCAAGATGCTGCTGCCAAAGACACGCAGAAATACTTGGAACAATCAGTTCTCAAACTCAACTACAAAAGTTTTACCCAAGTTGTCATACTTGGTTCATCCACATTTGTCCCCTTCATGCAACTTGGAGCAAGTGTCAGGAGAGAAGTTATTGAAGATCTACTTGACATCCAGATCTTCTCAAACATGAATTCTTTGCTGAAGGACAGAGTTCGTTCAGCACAAAGTCGTAGTAAAGATTGTGGACATGTTCTTCGTCTCACTAAAGAGAAAGTAGAAAGTCAACAAAAGTTGCTTGATTCATTGCAAGAAGTTAATCATAATCGTCAAGAAGAAAAACGTAATCGATATGATAAAAATTGTAAAAGTATTAAAGAAGTAAAAGCAAATCATATTAAATTGCAAGAACAAATTTCTACTCTTGAGGAAGAGGTAGGAGATGTAGAACAACAGAAAAAATTTGTTCGTAAACTTCGTCAAGGACAAGCAGATAAAAAATCGGAACTTAAGTTAATTGCAAACAATCTTAAGTTCTTTAAGAGTCATGATGTGTGCCCTACATGCACACAGGATATTAGTAGTGCCTTCAAGACAGATCAAGTTGATTCTTTAACTGATACTGGAAAGACACTTGCTACTGAGATTGAAGCGTTCTCTCAAGATATTACTGAAGCAGTAGAAGTTGTCACTAAAATAGAAGAGGTTTCTTCAAAACTTTATGAGGTTCGTAGTGATGCTACTGCACATGACCGAGAGATTGTTCGTCTTGAAAAAGAGAATCTTGAAATCTCTAAACAAATATCTGAACTTCAACAAAGCACTCCTAACATTGATCAAGAAAATAAAACTTTAAAGGAATATGTTTCTGAGTATAAAAAAACTGAAAAAGATTGTGCTGTAGTTAGTCAACAATTAGATGAGTTTCAGGTTGTATCTTCTTTGTTAAAAGATTCTGGTATTAAGAGTCAGATTATTAAAAAATATATTCCTATATTCAATCAATTAATTAACAAGTATCTTCAATCAATGGAATTCTTTGTTAACTTTACATTGGATGAAGAGTTTAATGAAGTTATTAAGAGTCGTTTCCGTGATGAATTTTCTTATGCATCTTTCTCTGAAGGAGAAAAACAAAAGATTGACCTAGCACTATTGTTTACTTGGCGTGAAGTTGCTAGGATGAAGAATAGTGTTGCTACTAATCTTCTTATTCTTGATGAAGTATTTGATAGTTCACTTGATTCTAATGGCACTGGAGAACTTCTTCAAATCTTGAGAAGTCTTGGAAACGGAACAAATGTCTTTGTTATTTCTCACAAAGGTGATATACTTGTAGATAAATTCCTCAGAACTTTAAAGTTTGAGAAAGTCAACGATTTCTCAAAGATGTCTGATGAGTCCTAAATAAAATCGAAGTACGAGATACCACATGCTATCTACTCAATACCGTTTACGGTTAGAAGGAATATGTAAAGATATTGCTTCAGGTGCAGAGGTTGAACTGTCTGATATGATTTGGGCAGAGAAACTAGCAAAAGCAAATACAGCAGCAAGAGGTATGCTCAATACTGCTAGGAGAATATCTGTGGATCCAACAGATTCTTTTCTGAATGACTTGAATATAGGAGACCCCGATTCAAGTAATCATCGTAGGGGTTTCGGTGATCCACAAGACATTGTGGATTGGTTTCATAATGAACGGTCTGACGACTGGAGACAACGTGACTAATTATTCTAGAACAAAATGACTAAAAAAACTGAAAGTCCTGAACAACTAATTCAACGTTTTACAAAACGTTCTATGCAATTGCAAGTAAGGAAACAAGAAATTCAATCAGTATATGATGAGTATATCAAGTTAGAAAGAGATCTAACTAGACTTGAAGGTTCTATGCAAGCAATTGAATATGTTGCTTTTGGTAAAATGCCTGGTGATGGCAACCATGATAAATTTAAAGATCATAAACCAGTTAGACACAACGATCTAGGTTCATTAGACTAATGAATGAAGAAAGTAAAGAACGTGCTATCCAACGTATAAAGGAGTTAGCAGTCCTACTAAAAGGAACTGTAGATGAATTAGTTACCTCTAATAGTGTAGGAAATTCATCTAAAAAAATTGTAATCGAATACGATCACGAAAGCAAATGAAAGCAATCATCTACAGCGACCGAAATCTTGAATCTGAAAGGGCAAAACAACTCTTGAAATCGTGTTCTTTTGATGATGTTATAGTGTATTATCTTGATGAAGATTTTACTAAAACTCAATTTGAAATGGAGTTTGGTGGTGACGCTAGTTATCCCCAGATATCTATTGGTATCCAACATGTTGGTACATTGAAGGATACCTTACATTACCTAGGCAAAAAGGGTATGTTCGTATGAGTAAAATTGATACACAAGGTATGAGTCTCCCTTCTACTGATAAGGAGTGGAAGGTACAACCACATGGTCCGATGGAGGTAAAGGAAATTCCTTTGTTGGAACCTAAGTTAAAACAAGAACTTAAAGAATTAATTAATGAAGTCCTTGACGAGAGGGAACTTCAGAAAAAACTTAATGGTCCTTATGACCTACCCGAATACATTTAAATGAAATTAGTAGTATTATGTTCTGGCAACGGAACCAACTTCGAAAATGTAGTTACTAATCCATTATGTAATAAGCATGAAGTTGTGCTTATGATACACAACAAAGAAAAATGTAATGCAGTAAAACGTGCTGCAAAATTTGGTATACCTCACATACACATACCTCATAAAAATGAGGATCTTATGATAAGGACTATCAGAGCATTTAATCCTGATCTAATAGTATTAGCAGGTTACATGAGAATATTGTCACCTAGATTTGTAGGATCATTTGATAATATAATCAATGTCCATCCATCCTTACTACCAAAATATAAAGGTGCTAATGCTGTTGAACAAGCATTGGAGTCTGGTGATACAGAAACAGGATGTACTGTACATTATGTTACAGATGAGTTAGACTCTGGTGAAATAATTTTACAATCCAAAGTTCCCATTTTACCTAATGATGATATCAAGTCCTTGACAAAAGCGATACAAAGAGTAGAATACGGTATACTGCCACAGGCAATCAACATGTGTGCCAGTAGAGAAACTGTCCCAAGACTTGCACATTCCGACCTTCGCCTGTTATAATAAAAGAGTAATCAAGGGATGCGGATGAACACACAGGAAGTCAAAGGAACTCTCGCCAAACTGTTGGCAACAGAAAATCTTACTGTTGAGCACCGTCAGGTCAGCACTGCTTGCTTTGACGTTGAAAAACGTCTGTTGATCCTTCCCATCTGGAAGACTGCTTCTAACACCGTCTACGACCTTCTAGTAGGACACGAGGTGGGTCATGCTCTCTATACACCTAACAAAGACTTCGGGGATGCTCCAAAGGATTTTATCAATGTTCTAGAAGATGCTCGTATTGAGCGTATGATGAAAGTCACTTATCCTGGTCTTCGCAAGTCTTTCTTTGAAGGTTATCGTGAATTGTGGGATGATGATTTCTTTGGTGTAAAGGGTGAAGATCCTCTAGATCTATCTTTGATTGATCGTATCAATCTTTACTTCAAAGGTAATCCAAATATTCCTTTCAATGATGAAGAAAGAGTATGGGTTGATCGTACAGAAGCGACTAAGACCTTTGAAGATGTTATTGATCTTGCAGAAAAACTTTATGAGTACTGTGCTGATAAACAAGATAAGAAAGAATTAGATAATTTGCCTGAGATTCCTCAGAATCTTGATGATCAAACAGGTTCTAATTTTGATAGTCAGTTTGATATCGATAGTAATAGTGATGATGAAGATCTTGACCAAGAGCAAGGAGAAGGTGACTCAAATAAACCTGAGATCACAGATGAGATGTTGGATGAGTTAGAAGATAAAATGTATGAGGATCAGGTTGGTGGACAGACAGGCACCCCTGATGAGACTGAGAGTGTTACAGACAGAGCATTTGCTGAAGCACTTGAGAGTTTGGTTGATGACAATGGTAAAGAGTGGGTATATCTTACTGTTCCCGATCCTAAGGTTGAGGATTATGTTATTCCTCACAAAGAGATTCAAGAAAATCTATACAATCATTTTTATGAAAGTGACAAACATGATGTTAGTAATATTGAGTATGGTGTAGATCATTACAACACTTTCAAAAGAGATTCTCAAAAAACTGTAAACTATCTTTGCAAACAGTTTGAGATGAGAAAATCTGCAGATGAGTATCGTCGTGCTGCAACTGCTAAGACTGGTGTCATCAACACTAACAAACTACACACTTACAAATACAATGATGATATCTTCAAGAAAGTTACTGTCATCCCTGAAGGTAAGAATCATGGTTTGGTAATGTTCCTTGACTGGTCTGGTTCTATGCAGTCTCAGTTACTTGATACTCTAAAGCAAACTTACAATCTAGTTTGGTTCTGCAAGAAATCTGGTATTCCTTTTAGAGTATATGCTTTCCAATCTGGATTTACTTCATACCATGAAATGTCTGTGAATCCTAAAATTGCAGATCAAAAAGAAAATGAACTTTCTCTAACTGATGACTTCCGTTTGTTTGAGTTCTTCTCTTCTCGTCAGAACAAGCAATCACTAGAGAGATCTTTGCAACTAGTATACCTTCAGGCATTTGCCATGAATGGTTGGAGACTTTCCTACTACACTCCTTATACTCTTGGTGGTACTCCCCTAGCAGAAGCAATCTATTGCACTCGCAATATTGTTTCTGATCTAAAGAAACTTGAGGGTGTTAGTAAAGTCAATGTTATTTGCTTGACTGATGGAGAAGCAAATCCTATGAGTTACATTCATAAGTTTCCTGAAGATCACGAGTATCGTGCTAATGAAATTAGTCAACCCTATCTTTGCCATTCTCGTAACAAGGTGTTCTTCCTTCGTGATCCTAAAACTGGTTATACTCGTAAGATCTCAAGTCATCCTTATGATACTACAAAAGAAATAGTATCATACTATCGTGAGATTACTGACTATAATTGGGTTGGTATTCGTTTGTGCAGCAAACAAGAATTGAGCAGACTTGTTCGTGATCTCTGCAGAGACTATTCAGAATATGATGCTATTGACAAGCAATGGAGAAAAGAACGTTTTGCTTCCATCAAAGAGAAAGCAGGTTTTACTGAAGCATTCTTTATGCCAGATAAAAACAATGGTGCAGGCACCCAAGATCTTGAGGTAAAACAAAAATCAGAAGTTGCTACCAAGGCAGAACTAACTCGTGCGTTCAAAAAACACATGGGTTCTAAAATGACTAACAAAACTATCCTCAATGCATTCATTGAGCAAATCGCATGAAATGTAAAGTACAACTCTATAAAGCAGGTACAGTCTTTGAGGAGATTGTTATTGCTACAGATTATGAAGATGCCAGAGAAGTCGCTCTGGCAAGAAACCCCAATGCAACTATAATGGGAGTAACAGCAGTACTAGAATGAAGGAGTTTGATTATGATCTCGATTATAAATCTCTTGACTTTTCAGATGAAGAGACTAGGAAACTTTATCGCATTGGAAGGGGGGAACAAGGAGTACTATTGGTACGCCCTTATACTAACGATATATGTGCTCATTGGAGATTCAAAACTCCTGAGATCGCAGTAGAATCTTCCAACCATATCTATGGCATGTATCTTGACTATCGTGATGAAAAAGATTTTATTGGTATGGATATGTGCCGTAAGTTTTTAGAAATGGGTTTTACTCGTTCAAGAAGATATGCTAATCACAATACAGGTAAAAAATATGATGAAGAAGGAAATGTAAGACCCCAAGAACCAGATCATATGACAAGTAAGTATGCTGAGTCTGCTAGAATATTTAAGAAGGTTCGTGACATTGTTGCAAAAAATGATACTTATGTTAGAATGAGAAAACAATGGAGGTCTAACGAATGAACATCTTTGTTACTGACCCATCACCCTACGTATCTGCCCAAGTATTACCTGACAAACATATTGTCAAAATGCCACTAGAAACTTGTCAGATGCTTTCTATTGTTTGCTCTGACAAATGGGGTCATGGATATGGTGAACTGCATCGTCTTGATGGTCAACCATACAAGACAGAGAAAGGTGCCTTTCGCAATCATCCCTGTACTGCATGGGCAAATGAATGTCTTACTAACGCATGGTGGTTGCTCACTCATGGTCTAGCATTGTGTCAAGAATATACACATAGATACAGTAAGGTTCATAGTTGTCAGCAGACACTAGAAGAGGCAGCAAATATAATTCCTTTACAAAAACCTACTTTACCAAAATCATTCGCTTTTGCAGGTCCTGATGAGTTTAAATATAACACAAGCTATGACACTTTTACTGCTTACAAAAATTACATTGCCAGCAAACCTTGGGTTGCATCTAATTATCTACGTGACCCATCCCGAAAACCAGATTGGGTGACAGTTAAATAAGTGTCCACTTGACCCTTCCATTCGGAGGGGTTTTCTGTTATACTATCTGTATAGACAACAAAGGAACCCTATGACATTTGCCCCAAACCCTGTTACAACTGAGCAACTCGTGCAGTATCTTTCTGAGCACGTTGGAGATGAGGTTGGATGTAAGAACATCCGTGAGGCGGCAAGTCAGTTGAAACTATCTTATGCTACTGCTTGCAAACGCCTTAAGTCTTATAAAACTGGTATCGGTAAGTGGAATCTTACTGCTCAAGAAATTGAACGTGCATACGAAGCACCTTCTGCAAACTCTTCTGCAAACTATATTCCTTCAAAAGAAGATTCCTATGTTCCTTTTGGAAACTTCAACAGTGTACGCAAGGTAGTTTCTTCTCGTAAGTTTTATCCTATCTTTATTACTGGACTCTCTGGTAACGGTAAAACTATGTCTGTTGAACAGGCATGTGCATCAGCAAAGAGAGAGTTGATTCGTGTCAATATTACAATTGAAACAGATGAAGATGATCTTATCGGTGGTTTCCGTCTTGTTGATGGTGATACTGTTTGGCATAATGGTCCTGTAGTAGAAGCACTTGAGCGTGGTGCAGTTCTACTTCTTGATGAGATTGACCTAGCATCTAACAAGATCTTGTGTCTTCAGTCTGTGCTTGAGGGTAAAGGTGTATTCCTTAAGAAGATCGGTAAGTATGTACAACCATCTAAAGGATTCACTGTTATTGCAACTGCAAATACTAAAGGTAAAGGAAGTGATGATGGTCGTTTTGTTGGAACTAACATTCTTAATGAAGCATTCCTTGAAAGATTCCCAGTAACCTTTGAGCAAGACTACCCATCTGCTGTAATTGAAACTAAGATCCTTCTTAACTCTGGATGTGAGCAAGAGTTTGCTGATAACCTAGTCAAGTGGGCAGGTATTATCCGTAAGACTTTCTTTGACGGTGGTGTTGATGAGGTTATTACAACTCGTCGTTTGGTTCACATCGTTCAAGCATATGATATCTTTGGAAATCGTTTGGATTCTATCACTAAATGTGTCAATCGATTTGATGATGACACTAAGCAGTCTTTCCTAGATCTTTATACAAAGGTTGACGCAGGCGAAGATTCAGAGTATACTAATGAGGATAATTGATATATTATGAAGAAGTACAATGAAGATGAGATCTTGAAAGAGGTCTCTGATTACATTAGTCAGACTTATAGTGGGCACTACTCTTCAAACAATGTTCAAACATTGGACTTGATTGATTCTGTAGGTGACGCAGAGGCATTCTGTAGATCTAATATTTTGAAATATGCCTCAAGGTATGACAGAAAGGGTTCAGCACGTAAGGACATCATCAAGATTATCCACTATGCTGTATTGCTTTGTCACTTTAATGACAAACGTGCAACAGCAGATGCTCAAGCAGCAAACAATCCTACATCATTCTCAGTTGACTACGACAGATGACAGTAATTACCAAACCAACAATTGAAGTACTTAAGAACTTTTGTTCTATTAACAAATCTATTGTCATTAAACCTGGCAATCAAATTTCAACTCTTAGTATTAACAAAAACATACTTGCTATTGCAGATGTTGAAGAACAGTTTGATTCGCAGATTTCTATCTACGACTTGGGAGTGTTCCTTGGAGGGTTATCTTTGTTTGACCAACCAAAGATTGATACTACAGACACAAATTATGTCACAGTAAGTGATCAACGTGGAAAGTCTAAGACTCGTTTCTTCTATGCTGACCCTGATATCATTACCCAACCACCTGAGAAAGAAATTAACATCCCTTCTGCTGATGTTAAGTTCCGTCTTGAGGCAAGTGTGTTGCAGCAACTTCAACGTGCTGCTGCAGTCTATCAACTTCCCGACTTGTGTCTGTTCTGTGGCGATGGCACAATGAACTTGTGTGTTACAGACAAGAAGAATGATACTTCAAACAGTTATTCTGTTGAGGTGGGTGCTAGTGAAGATGACTTCTGTTATTGTTTCAAAGTTGAGAACTTGAAACTACTTGCTGGTGATTACAATGTAACCATTAGTAAGCAAAATGTCGCACTTTTCCAAGGTAGTGGCATCAAATACTTTATTGCTTTGGAACCGAATGCCTAATGATTTTTTATGGGTAGAGAAGTACAGACCTCAGAAAGTTGAGGACTGTATACTTCCTACAGGTGTGAAAGATACCTTCAAAGGTTTTATAGAACAAGGTGAGATTCCAAATCTCTTGCTATCTGGAACTGCGGGTATCGGCAAAACTACTATAGCTAAAGCACTATGCAATGAATTAGGAGTAGATAGTTATGTCATTAATGGGTCTGATGAGGGTAGATTCTTGGACACTGTACGCAATCAGGCAAAGACCTTTGCTGCTACTGTTTCTCTTACATCTACATCTCGTCATAAAGTTCTCATTATTGATGAAGCAGACAATACGACGGCGGATGTACAATTACTCCTCAGGGCATCGATTGAAGAGTTTCAAAAGAACTGTAGGTTCATATTCACGTGTAACTTTAAAAATAAAATCATAGAACCGTTACATAGTAGAACAACGGTAATAGATTTTAATGTCCGTGGAAAAACTAAACAAGTTCTGGCGGCAGAGTTCTTTGAAAGATGCAGAGACATCTTGTCCAAAGAGAAAGTACGGTTCAATGACAAAGTGGTTGCCACAGTCATTCAAAAATACTTCCCAGACTTCAGAAGAGTCCTTAATGAACTCCAGAGATACAGCTCTACAGGTGATATCGACACTGGAATCCTTGCAACGTTAGGTGATGCCAAGATAGATACACTTGTAGATTCTCTTAAGAATAAAAGGTTTAATGACGTGAAGAAATGGGTCACGCAAAACCTTGATTCTGATCCTGTTTCTATCATGCGTAAACTCTATGACAATCTGTCTGTTGTGATGGATGGTCCTAGTGTTGCTGCTGCTGTACTCATTATTGCAGAGTATCAGTACAAATCTGCTTTTGTAGTAGATCAGGAAATTAATCTTCTTGCCTGTTTAACGCAATTAATGTTGGAGTGTAATTTTAAATGACCGATGCAAACAAACAAACACTGCTCAGACTCTTAAAAGAAAGAGCATATAAAAAAGGTAATTATGTATTGTCTTCTGGCAAAGAGTCGGAGCATTATATTAATTGTAAACCTGTAACTCTTTCATGTGAGGGTAACGCATTGTTATCATCACTAATGATTAAGGAGGTAGATCCTAAGTCAGTAGCAGTTGGTGGTCTTACTTTGGGTGGCGATCCATTAGTTTGTGGTGTTGCACAGAGAGCATATTATAAGGGTGGGCATATTGACGCTCTTATTGTTAGAAAGAATCCTAAAGGATATGGTACAAAAGAAGTTATTGAAGGTCACAAACCACCTAAAGGATCAGTTGTTACTGTGTTAGAAGATGTAACTACAACAGGCAGTAGTGCAATCAAGGCAGTTAACGTGCTACGTGATGCAGGATATATTGTCAATAGAGTGGTTGCAATTGTTGATAGGATGGAAAATCATAAAGTGTGGTATAATAATGAACTAGAGTTTGTTTCACTATTCAAATTGGAGGACATCACATCATGACAGAAAATGCTAACTGGAGAGAAGAATATAAAGCATACACAAGTGACAAAAAAGAACTTGAGTTGTTAGAGAACGGTCCTAGGAGTCTTGCTCAATCATGGCGGTTGCAAGCGATGTATGGTAAATGGAAAAAAATTAAAGGTATTGAAGATCCTGAACCACCCGATGTATCATCATCAATGAAAGAATTTTTTGAACATACTAAAGATCAGGGTATCTAATGACTGCTTATAATGAACTGAAGAATCTTGTACTAGGAGAAGAATTTCCTTGGTTCTTTGTAAAGGATGCTGTAAGAGGACAATACAGTAAGGGACAAACTGATGTAAATAACTTTCCATTTTTCTCACATGTATTTCTAGATAGACCAGGCGATAACAAAACATACGCAGTTCCAGTATCTAGTGCTATTGATTTGGTAGAAGAAGTATTTGTTGAGTTATGTCGGAAGAGTAATATTTCCCCTATGGTTTTGTATAGGGCAAATGCAAACATGACACTTCCTACTGTTTCTGGAAATCCTCAACCAAGTCCATTGCATAAAGATCATGATTTTCCTCATAGAAATATGTTGGTTTATCTTACTGATTGTAATGGAGGACCAACAATGGTTATTGGTCAAGATGATTTCTATGGAAAAGAAGATGATGTTTACTTCTTTGAAGGTCTCCATCAACATAAATTACCTACCTCAAATCGAAGGGTAGTCCTAGTATACACATTTCTTTAAACATGATTGACTTAAAACTAATCCGATTAATAACTGGCGAAGAAATAATCGCTGAAGTTTTAGATTGGAGTAATGGTCTTATGACTATTAAGAATGCTCTTGCTGTAATTCCTCATCAAGATCAAGTAGGATTTGCTCCATGGGCAACTGTCATTGATCCTGACTTTCCTGAGATCGGATTGGATATGAAGCATATCATTTATGCTGTTGCTGTTGCACCTGGTGTAATTGAACAGTATAATAAAATCTTTGGTAGTAATATTATTACTCCCGATAAACAATTAATTGTATGACTTCTTTAAAAACTCCTCTTCGTTATCCTGGTGGTAAGTCTCGTGCTGTTAAAAAGATGTCACAGTTCTTACCTGACATGAAAAGATATAAAGAGTATAGAGAACCTTTTCTTGGAGGTGGATCTGTTGCTCTCTATATGACACAGACATATCCTCACCTACAGATATGGGTGAATGACCTGTACGAACCTTTGTATAATTTTTGGACACAACTACAGGATGAAGCAAATGAAATTACGACCAAACTCAGAACTTTTAAAACAACACATCCAACACCAGAAAAGGCAAAAGAACTTTTTCTGGAAAGTAAAGAACTCGTTAACGATGAAAAACAATCCAACGTTGATCGTGCCTGTTATTTTTATGTTGTTAACAAGTGCTCTTTTTCTGGTCTCACTGAGTCCTCATCCTTTTCGTCCCAAGCCTCAGACTCAAACTTCAGTTTACGAGGTATAGAAAAATTACCAGAGTATTCTAAATTAATTGAGAACTGGATAATTACTAATCTAACATACGAAAGAATGTTAATTAATGATTGGGATAGGAAGGGGATCTTTACATACATGGATCCACCATATGAAATAAAGTCATCTCTATATGGAAAGAAAGGTTCTATGCATAAAGGATTCGATCATGATGACTTTGCTAAAAATTGTGATGATTACACTTCTCCATTGTTAATATCTTATAACTCTTCTCAATTAATTAAAGATAGATTTGCAGATTGGGATGCACAAGAGTATGATCACACATATACTATGAGATCTGTAGGAGAATATATGAAAGAACAACAATCTCGTAAAGAACTTTTACTTCTAAATTATGAATCAGGATCTGATAAAAAATAATTATCTTCTTTTAAAGAACTTTATATCTCCTGATCAAGCTAAAGAACTTGCTAGGAGATATAAAAATCTTCAAAGAAATATTGGATTTGGTGATGATGAACATGTTTCTAATGCACCTTCTTGGAGTAACTGTGAGGATCAATTAGCACTTCTATGCAATCTTTGTCCTAGAATATCGGAGATATGTGGTGAATCTGTATTACCAACTTATGCTTTTGGTAGGATTTATCAAAAAGGTTCTGAGTTAGAACGTCATTCAGATAGAGCAGCATGTGAAATATCTTTAACTCTTCACCTTGAAGGTGATAAGGAATGGGATTTTTGTATAGAAACTCCCTACTATGAACAACATTGTGTTAAACTAGAACCAGGTGATGCAATCATGTATCTTGGTGTTATTGCCGATCACTGGAGAGATGGAAAATATACAGGAGAATCATATACTCAATTCTTTTTACATTATGTAAGAGTTACTGGGTGGTGTAGAGATGCATATTTTGATAGAAATCCAGATTTATATAAAGATGTAGACTCCCTTACAAAATCAAACATTCTAAAGAAAGAGTATTATGAGTTACGATGAAAGGTATCCACTCAAGGATTATCTAAACACAATTAATTTGACAAAGAAAAATCTCATGGATGGTGAAGATCCTGATTGGGAAAAGAATTATCCTTGCTTCGTAATCAATAAATGTATGTCACATCACATTGATACTGTGATGTATGCAAATGAGATGAATCAATATCCTAACCTAGACAATAAACTTCAGTATGATTTCTTTATAAATACCGTCAGATCCCGAAAGAGATTTTCTCCTTGGGGTAAAAAAGAAAAGGTGAAGGATATTGAACTTGTTAAAGAGTTCTATGGTTATTCAACCGAGAAAGCTATGCAAGCACTCAGGATTCTTACCAACAACCAACTCGTAGTTATTAAAGAAAAACTGAATAAAGGGGGTAAGAAACGATGAGTGAACTTAAAGAAGTTCAGTGGACAAAGAATGATATGGTGGAGGTAAACTTAAAGGAACCTGATGACTTCCTTAAAGTTCGTGAAACTCTTACACGTATTGGAGTTGCTTCCAGAAAAGAAAAGAAATTATTTCAATCTTGCCATATCTTACATAAGAAAGGTCAGTATTATATCGTACATTTTAAAGAACTTTTTGCACTCGATGGTAAGAAAGCAAATCTTTCTGAAAATGATGTACAGAGACGTAATCGTATCATCAAACTTTTATCTGATTGGGGTCTAGTAGAGATTGTAAAAGCAGATGCTGTTTCACAATCTGCACCTCTAAGTCAAATTAAAGTTATTGCATATAAAGAGAAGGGTGAATGGACTCTTGAGTCCAAATATAACATCGGAAAAAAACGGCAAGTTTCAGAATCCTAAATAGAGCTGCCACGCCCTGATAATATATGACTGAAGATATAAAAGAAGAACTAACTGAAGAAGTTGATAAGAAAAAGAAAGGAGTATTTGGTAAAGTAAAGGATGCTATCCTTCCAGATCCCGAAGAACAAGCAGCAATCATTAGTACATTTGTTCGCATTACTGTTCTTGCCTGGTCGGGTGGGATCTTGACTTTGAACTACGTCGCCATACCAGGTGTACCACAGCAGAAAATCGATCCAACTTTTATAGCTTCGGTTTTTACTGGGGTTTTAGCTAGCTT